GTTTCATGCGGGTTCAAACCTACGAAGCTTTGCCTTCCGGTTTATTATGATGATGATGTTGCTTTTCAATTCATCGTTACTGCTGACACAGCGCTTGAAGCGGCTGCCCTTTGCGGCCCCTACGGGATTAGGCCAACTGTGGGAATAACAACAGACTGCGAAACCTTCGCTTTGGAATTTGACGGTGAACAACCTGAAACCTTCCGAATGGATGAGCTTCACGTTCTCATGCAATGGCCTCATGGGTTGCCGGGCTTTACCGCAGTTATTATTCCCGGGCAATGCTTCAATATCATGATTGAACTTCTGGATGAATCGGTTTGCTCGAATTGCTTTTACAGGGTTGCCGCGCTTTGCTGGACTACAGAAATTGAATACAGCAACAACGATAATTTTGCCGGGTTTAACTATTGCTCAGGAGGCACGGTGCCCGATCCAAACGATCAGGGTTGCGAGCAATTATTTTTCCCGTTCACTAATCAGGACACACTTGTCATCCCATATACGGCATCCCTTCAGGCGCAGTTTGGAACGCTTCCGAGCGTGCAGGTTTGGATATTTGATATTGATGGAACGCTTGTGGATATGGGCACAAGGGTAGCGTTTGACACGTACCCACCAACGGAGATAAGATTCAACTTTGGAGGTTCATCTTCAGGAGTAGTAAGAATTTCAAACTAATGTTTATGAAACCGGCGGCATTAATAGAAATAGAGATAGTATGGGTTAAGGAGCAAGGCGATTTGTCGAATTGCCTTGTGTGCGATGATCAGATATTTTTGAATATGTATGCTATGAAAATAGAAAGTAATGGTAAAAGATCTGAATCTTACGTTAAGCTTTGCGAATCATGTCATAATGCAATCATTAAATAATGGCATTTACAAATAAAATAAGGCTTCCATTTACGCTGTTGAAGGCTCAGTTTCCCCTTGAAAGGACTGCCTTCAGGAAGGCCAATGGAGTCACTCAAACCATTTCTGCGGTGATCAGGAAAACCTATGCGGGCGAAACTGATAATATCCCGGAAGCCTGGCATCAACGGCTGATCATTGCGCTGAATCATGACTCCGTTTTCGTTTCTTCAGATCGTTATGTCGGCGAAATCACCATGGAGGAAAATAACTATCAGGTCGGATGGAGTGATTTCAAGGACTACCCGTTTGCTAAAGCTGAATTTCAGGTTCAGGCTACGCCATTTGATGCTACAAATGTCAACTGCGCATCATGCGAGGAATTAACCCAGCTTGATTTGGTTGATGACACGATCACAGGCCTAATTTCTGCAGGCGGTTCTGGTTCTATTAATGCGTTCGCCAATGATACAATTTGCTGCTCGCCAATAACGGCTGAAATAATCGCCATCAACCCAAGCTACGTAGATTCGGCAACGATTGACGCCACAACTGGCGTTGTTGTTGTGAATGTGAAATCAGATGCAGTTTCTGTAACGAATGCGCAGCTTGCAACTTACCGGGTAACGTGCCCGAACGGCAACTTCGATGATGCTGATATTATTGGTTCTATTGATGGCGTTGCCCCTGAAGTTTGCCCACCGCCAACTGACGTTGAGATTTCAAGCATTACGAGCAATAGCGCAAGGATTGATGCGAATAATCTGAATGATGCTATCATCAAGATTTCCAAATGTTCGGCCCCTGCAACTATCCTTTTTGAGGGAGCGTTCACTTCGCCTTATTTCATCGGAGATCATTTCACACTCATCGCAGGCACTTGTTACCAGGTTGAAATTTATAACTTCTGCGATCCTGAAGTAAGCACTTCGGTAACTGATACCTTTGACACGCTCGATGCACCGCCTGAAGAAACATGCGGGCAGTTTAATTTAACGCTGAATGACTTCAGGCCACCCGGTCAGCGGCTAACTTCCTGCTCTGTGAATTACACAGCATGCGGAGGGGCTAACGTTACCGTTTTCGTTGCTAATCATAATCCAACACCTGTTCAGATATGCGCAAAGACAACAACACCCGGAGTGCCGGACTTCTTAACGACGAATGCGGTTGTTGGGTTCAGTTATACGCATATAGGGCCTTGCTAATATTGAAACATTCGACATGAAGAAACAAGAAAAAGGAATATTGATCGTTGCGACCGGCCATTCACACTACGGCAGGATGGCTTATAACCTTGCTGTATCGATCAAGGCCAATGAAGAAACGGCAATCGCTTTGGTTTATAATTCAGATGCTATTAGTCATTTAGACAAATGGCAGATGGAGGTATTCGATTTTGCTATTGAGGCACACGGCATGCCCATTGGAACTGCCGCAAAGCTTGACGCATATAATTATAGCCCGTTTGAGAAGACTCTCCTTCTGGATGCTGATATGATCTGGTTACCTAATAGGCTTCCTTCCCAGATATTTGATTACTTCGATTCCATTGACTTCACTTGCATAGCCGAAGGCACAAGTGATAAGCCAAGCGGCCATTATTATTTTTGGGCTGATATGGATGAGATTAAGAAGGTGTATGGAATTGAAATGATGTATCAATTCAGATCAGAAGTAATGTATTTCAGGAAGTGTAAGGAGGTTAAAAAGTTCTTTGATGATGCTAAAAAGATTTATGCCAACCCTCGACTGACAACGATCAGGCAGCATGCCGGCACGGTTCCAGATGAGCTTGCGCTGAATATTTCAGCCGCTAAGAATGATATTCACCCTCACCAACTCGGATGGAGTCCATCATATTGGTTTCAGCTTAATGGGATGCTAATGCCTGATGCGATTACATTGTCAAGAACCTATTTCCTTGCTTCAATGGGTGGGCACATGGCACCCAATGTTGTGAAGAAATTTTATAATACTTTAATGCTCGGCTATCTAACGAAGTCGGGAAGAAATACGGGGTATTTTCAACTAGAATCCAAGCGGGATCTGATCAAGGCCCGGAAACAAAATTAAATGCCAAAATTAGAATTCACACAAGCGGAAATCGATTCCTATGCAGATAAAAACTATATGCATAAATACCGGGAATGCTCAGAGAAGGATGCTAAGGAAATTGCGGTGCATGCTGATGGTTGCGAGCCAACCGAACTACTATGCAAGCAACGGCCTAACGAGCCTATTGAAGTATTGGAATACCGAAAATGCATTTGGGAGCCAGTAACCCAGGAACCAATTTGTAAGGTTATATCCAGCCTACAGAAAATAAGGCGTTCTCCTGATTGGGTTATCAAGTATCCCGAAGATGCAGACACCAATCGTATCCGGGAAGGTGGCAAGCTTTATGATTATTGTGAGGTTAATTTCCCTTACTTCCGATCACTAACTAATTGGCAATTTGCTTTATATCTGAGGAAATACCTGATTGACGCAAATAGCGTTGTGGTTATTATCCCCCTTGATTCTCTTGATCAGTTCGAATACGTTCAACCATACCCGCATATTTATCCATCTTGCCAGGTGATCGAAATGGTTGAAGATGATTATTGTGTGCTTGAAAACTATGCAGGATGCTATTACAGCAACGATAAGGGCGAACAGCAGAAGGGCCGAAGCTTCTATATTATCACTACAAAGGAAATTGGAAAGTATAATGAAATATCTGCCGGAAAATTTTCGGTTGCTGATAAGCCCCTAATTCACGACCTTGGATTTCTTCCTGCGTTTAAAGTTCCTGCTATCCTCAATGACATCTGTGAGGGCAGGATTTATAATGAATCAAGGATTGGCGGCATGATCTGTCATCTGAATGAAGCGGCCCGTGAATATAGCGATCTTCAGGCGGCCAAGGTTCTACATATGTATCCAGAGCGTTGGGAATTCACTCAAAATGAATGCACGGCCTGCAAGGGCGGCGCTCAACGGCCCGTTAATCCGTTATTTACCGGGCCGGGCTGCGGATGTGATCCATTCCTTGAATGCCAGACTTGCCACGGGCGAGGGTATGTTGTTGCGGGGCCGTATTCAAAGATTCTTGTGAGGCCGGTTAACAACGCAGAAGGGCAAACTAATATTCCTATGCCTCCTGCGGGCTACATCGAAAAGGATGTTGAAATCATTAAAGTTCAGGAAGAATCAGTTAATGCCCATATTTATAAAGCCCTTAGCGCGGTTAATATGGAATTCCTTGGGCGCGTTCCAGTATCTCAATCAGGAGTAGCTAAGGAAGTTGACCGGGATGAATCACGAAATACAGTCCATTCCGTTGCCGAAGATTTGATTGCGGCCCTTGACCGGATTTATTACACGATCGCAAAATACAGGTACGGGCATCTATATTCAGATGAGGAAATCAAGGCAATGCTTCCTTCAATCCCGGTTCCTGAGCGTTTTGACTTTATTACTTCTGCGCAATCCCTTGCTGAATTAAAGCTTGCCAAGGATGGCAAGGCAAATCCGAATATTATCAATGCAATGGAGGTTGATTTCGCTTCTAAGCGGTTCTCAACTGAGCCTGAGTTAAGAGATCGGATAATGCTTGAGCTTGAGCTTGACCCATTGCCTAATATTTCAGATGATGATAAAAATAGCAGGCTTCAAAACGACGGGATCACCCAGGAAACTTACGTCATTAGCTGCAACATTCATGATTTTGTAGGCATGGCAATTGAAGCCGATAAGGATTTCCCATATAAGGATGATGCAACCCAACGGGCCGTTATGCAGAAGCTTGCAACCGAAATGATAGATTCCAATCAGCCAATCAAACCAACAATTATAGGAAGTGCCGAACCAACCATCGCTTCAGGAAATAACCAAGGTGATCAATCGCAGCTTAACCAAATTCAACCAGGGGCTTCCGGCGGCGCAGCAGTCGATGCTAAAGGAAATATTATCGGAGCTTAAGCGACTTGATACCGATGGTGATACAATTAAAGTAACGGTTAAAAATTTATCCGTTATTAATTCTATTTCCAAAAAGCTAACGCGGCTCATCCTAACCGATCAATACCTGAAGGAAGTTAAAGACTTCGTTAAGACATTCAACGATGTTACGGTTCTTCAAAACGAATATTGGAAATCGGTTGAAGATACATTCACTCCGAAAACGCTTCTTAAGGAAATCAGGAATCAATCAATTCAAAATACCATTGATGGGCTTACTAAGGCTGGCATTGGCGCTAATATTACTACGCAGATTAAAGCCATTCTCAAAACGAATATCACAACAGGGGGGAGCTATGAGGCGTTGACTAATCAACTGAGGGAAGCCCTGACCGATACGCCTAAATCAGATGGCGTGCTTTCGCGGTATGCTAAGCAGATCACATCTGACGCCATCAACCAATATAACCGGCAGTATACCCAAGCGGCATCTTCCGGCCTCGGGTTTGAATGGTTCGCGTACCGGAACAGCGATATAATTACAACGCGCCCCTTCTGCGATGCTTTAACCGATAAACTTTATTTCCATATTTCGGAAGTGCCTGGACTTCTTAAAGCGAAGGATATAAACGGCCCTCTCCAATATCATGATAGGAAGAATAATGGGAAAATAGAAACGGTGCCGATTTATGATAAGACTGGGTTGCCGCAAGGCATGATCGACGGCACAAATCCTGAGAATTTCTTCGTGTATGCAGGTGGATATAATTGCAGGCATTCAATCGATCCGGTTTCAGAGATGCGCGTGCCAATCGCAACGCGTGAAGCTGTATTCGCAAGCCAGGCTTATAAGAATTGGAAGGGGTCAGAGTGAAACCCTGATAAGCCTGTAGCCAATCTTATCGACTATTTCCACAAGTTCAAACTTACAATTGGTGACACCATCCATAATGCGGGGAAGTTGCGCCTTAGCCCATAACTTTGGATCGAATTCAACGTAGGGCCTATCATGTTTCATTTCAATGAACGGCATGAATCTATTTACAACGGGGATATTATGCCGGTAAAGATTGAAGCGACACTCGTTGTCCTCGGCGCGAGAAAAGAATTTATTTGAATAACCACCTACGGCAAAGAACGTATCCGAATCAAACATAGTTACCCCTCCTAAATAATCATTAAGCTGAATATTTGATTTTGCAAGCTGGGTAACTCCTGCGGCTTCCTGATAACCTTCATTGTAATGCCTCCCATGAGCGGGGATCATATCAACATCATGGAAAACAAGGTGCGTTCCTGCAGAATAAATGGCTCCAATATTCAAAAGTTTCCCGCGGTTAAACGGCTTATCGTCGGCCTGTTCAATGATAAGTATTTCCTTTTTATATGGGTAGTACTTTGAGAATGCAGCGAGCCATTTAGTTAAATGCTCATGCCTGTCTCTATATGGAATGATGAAGGAAATCACGGTTCGACTGTATAACCTTTGTCTTTGAATGGTTCTACAATTAAAACGCTTTGCCTTCCGCATATTCTGAGCAATGCCATGATCCCTATATTGCATTGCCATTTAGAAGTATACATTTCTGATGTGGCTAATATTTGCCC